ACTATTGTGATAGTGCCTAATAAGTCATTAGTAACACAAACAGAAGAAGACTACATTAATTTAGGATTAGATGTTGGCGTATTTTTTGGTGACAGAAAAGAATTTGGCCACAAGCACACTATTTGCACATGGCAGTCATTGAACGTGCTGGAAAAAAATACAAAGAATGGTGACATAAGTTTTACAATGCAAGACTTTATCGAAGATGTGGCTTGTATTATGGTTGATGAAGCACACATGGCAAAAGCAGATGTTTTGAAAAGATTATTGACGCAACCATTTGCACATTGTCCTATCCGTTGGGGGTTGACTGGCACAGTTCCAAAAGAAGATTTTGCATACAAGGCATTACTTGTGAGTATAGGAGAAGTAACAAACAAAATAGGTGCAAGTGAATTACAAGACAAAGGCGTCTTAGCCAACTGCCATGTGAACATATTGCAACTGCAAGAATACACAGAATACAAAAGTTATGCAGAAGAACTAAAATATTTGACTACAAACAAAAGTAGAATGAAATATGTGGGCAAAGTAATCAGCAAATTGGCCGAATCCGGCAACACACTTGTACTAGTTGATAGAGTCAAAGCAGGTGAAATACTAGAAGAAAATATTACAGATAGTGTGTTTGTGAGTGGCAAAACAAAAGTTGGCGACAGAAAAGATGAATATGATGAGGTTGCAACAGCCAAAGATAAAGTTATAATTGCGACTTATGGTGTAGCGGCAGTTGGTATCAACATTCCAAGAATATTCAATCTTGTTTTGATTGAACCAGGCAAATCTTTTGTGCGAGTAATTCAGTCAATTGGACGTGGCATCCGTAAAGCAGAAGACAAAGACTTTGTACAGATATGGGATATCACAAGCACAGCCAAGTTTGCTAAAAGACATTTGACTGCTCGGAAAAAATGGTACCGTGAAGCCAATTATCCTTTCACAATCGAAAAAGTAGATTATTAGATTGACCTTTGGTAAGTTACTGTATATACTAGATATATGCAAATACTTACATTAGACAATACAACTTATCCTCTTAATTCAGTTCCTGATGAAGTTGATGACAATATGAGATTTTCTGTGCTGGACAACTCAGATTCAGATAATCCTGATTTCTTTTTTATTCCTTTAATTTTTTTAGAATCTTTTTCATCACCTGCAGTTGTAATGGAGATTGGAGCACACAGAATACAAATGCCAATTGATTGGCACGTGGTTATTGGCGATAAAGAAGTAGGTGACCTTGAGGTAGTTCCTATCACAAGTTTGAATGACAGAGGATTTGACTGTTTTTGTTACAATCCTGTGTCTGATGTAAGGCCAGATTTTGCACCTATCAATATTACAAATGTGTTTTCTGAAATCAAATGGTACTTCCCAAAATTACGTCCAGGACAAATTTTGGCAATTCCTTTGGAGTCAGGAGACAAGCCAAGATGTGCTTTTTTTGTAAAAGATATTGCACGTCAATCTGAAACAATTAAATATAGTAACTTATGGTAACACTGAATGATTTTGTAATTGATAATAAAATGCCTTTCACGGCCATACTTGGTCCTTGTCAAATTGAAAGCAAACAACACGCAGAAGAGTGTAATTCTGCGATCAAAGAAATTTGCGATGCACTCGATATCAATTATATTTTTAAAAGTTCTTACGATAAAGCAAATAGATCTTCATTGTCTGGCAAAAGAGGTATAGGAATAAATTCAGGACTAGAAATTTTAGCAGACATCAAAGCAAAAGGAACTCCGACATTGACTGATGTCCATGAGGTGGTGCAAGTAAATGATGCCGCACAGGCAGTTGATGTTTTACAGATACCTGCTTTTTTGTGTAGACAAACAGACTTGTTGACTGCTTGTGGAAACACAGGCAAAATTGTTAATGTAAAAAAAGGACAATTTCTTGCTCCATGGGAAATGAAAAACGTGGCAGACAAAATTGCAAGTACAGGTAACAATAATATTATTTTAACTGACAGAGGCACAAGTTTTGGTTACAACACTTTGGTAAGTGATATGCGTGGTATTCCTATTATGAAAGAAACAGGATACCCTGTTTGCATTGATGCGACTCATAGTGTGCAACAACCAGGCGGCCAAGGCACATCATCAGGAGGACAAAGAGAATTTGTACCAACCATTGCAACTGCGGCCGTTAGTTTGGGTGTCGCCGCAGTTTTCATAGAGACTCACCCTGATCCTGACAATGCACCTTCCGATGGCCCTAATATGATACCAATCAAAAACTTGAAATCTTTATTGGCAGACCTTATAATGTTTGATAATGTTGCCAAGAAGATACACTGACCAATTACCGGATAGTACTGTTATCATTAAAGTGAACGATCCAGCATGGGACAGAGCAGTAGGAGTTGATAACTTAGATCCTGGCATGGGGTTGGACATAAATTTCCATAAACAAAACCTTTCTGTGTTTTTGGACAAATGGAGAACTAAACATAACCAAAAGAAAGCATTTAAAAACGCAGTGACATATATGGGAAATTGTGTTATACTAGAATTTGTAGATGCGAAAACTGCAACATTTTTTCGTTTGACTTGGGATCAAATGGAAGGATACCCTATTGTATGAGTAAATTTTTAGATTTGAAAAGCACACTGAGAGCAGTTGATATGCGTGACAAACAGTTTTATGATAAAATGAGTGATGAAGATAAAAAGAAATATTCACCATATATGTTGATGAGGTATGCCGCAAGTGTCAAAGGTGATCAATTTTACACAGAACATTATATTGAAACTGTAAATGAATGTGTGAACAAAAATTTATGGACTCTTAGTAAAAATCACCAAAAGTTATTATGGATGTTGACCAGTATGTGTGGAGTATTTAAAGTTATGTTTCACCCGTGGATAGCAGGTCCAAAAAAAGAAGCAAAAAATAAACAAGAAAAAATGTTGCGTGAATTGTATCCAAACAAAAAACTAGATGAGATACAATTGATGCTCCATATAAATGACAAAAAAGAATTAAAACAATTGGCCAAAGATTACGGTTATGACGACAAACAACTTAAAGACTGGTTCTAAATACACTTGCAAATATTGTGGTCGGCAGTTCACAAGGGAAAAGACTCTCGCAGTTCATTTGTGTGAACCAAAACGCAGAATGCAACAACAACATGAAAAATGGGTGCAGGTTGGATATGCAACATATCAAAGATTTTATTCACTAACACAAGGTAATGGTGATGAAAAAACATATGAACACTTTGCCAAGAGTGCTTATTACAATGCGTTTGTAAAGTTTGGAAAACATCTGCTGGATATAAATCCAGTCCGTCCAGACTTGTTTATAGATTATGTAATTAAAAAGCAAATAAAATTAGATTGGTGGTGTAAAGATAAAGTGTATCAAGACTTTCTTGCACATCAAATTTTGTTTGAAGATGCTCAGGCAGGTATGGAACGTACAATTAAAACAATGAGAGATTGGGCAGAACAAGAAGGTGCAGAGTTCAATCATTTTTTTGAATATGTGAATTTAAACAGAGCAGTACACATGATACAAACAGGAAAAATATCTCCATGGGTATTGTTTTCATGTAAAACTGGCAAGAAACTTTTGAATGAACTGAATGATGAACAAATTAAAATAATCAGTGACACAATAAATCCTGCACATTGGAAAGCAAGATTCAAAAAACAACCAGATGATTATGCATTTGTTAAAGATGTACTAGTGCAGGCAGGTATAGAATGAAACGTGGTGACATAGACATAGACTTTGCAGACAGAGATGTAATTCTACAGAAACTAAAACATCATTCTGCAAGTATCATTTCTGACAAAGAACAAAAGAAACACAATACAGGTGTGTACTTTCAAGACATTCCAACTGATCCACTGACTGGCAGAGCAAGTTTAGATTACAAAGATGCCGATGATCGAGGATACTATAAAGTTGATATGTTAAATGTTAGTATATACAAGGATATCAAAGATGGCAAACATCTGAATAGATTGATGGCTAAAGAGCCAGACTGGACCTTGTTGGAAAACAAAGAGATTGTGGACGAGTTGTTTCATTTGAATGGTCATTTTGATATAGTTAGCAAATTA